TTCAACAAATCAGGAGAGGAAGTATGACTGAAAAACATTTCATCAATAAAACTGATGAAGCGATTGAGGAATTCATCGCTAATTGTGAAAAGGAAGCAGCAAAATTAGAAGTCACAGTTGACTATTATCTTGCCGAGTTTGTTTGACAAACTCGGTTTTTTTCTTTATAATACATACTATTAGTGAATATAAAACTATGGCAAAAGAACAACTTTACACTATTTTAGAATTATCAACTAATGGTTGGTTTCCGATATATGGTGATGGTGAAGGGGATGATGTCCAAATAACCAAAGAACAATGTAATGTAAGAATACAACATCATTTGAATAGAGGAATTGCCCCTGATCGTTTAAAGGCAGTTAAAGATGATAGAGATCTTAATGAAGAAAAACCTAAAAAGAAATTTGACTACACCATTACAGGTGATGTGGAGTAATGTATGAACCCCAAGTAGATGATTACGTCATTTGGAATCGACCAAATGGAGACATTGAAGAGGGATGGGTTTACTTTAAAGGAGATCCAGTAGACAATGAGAAAAGATTGAAAGATGGTTGGAAATCATTATCAAGGTATATTACTATTGAAACTGGTGTCAGACCAAAGAAAGAATGTGTTTATACAAGTGGTAAACCAATGAGACACAGAATGGTTCATACATTATTATTGTGTAATGATTCATGCTGGAATGAATTAGAATATATAAAGAATCGTAGAGGTGAAAGTGACTCTGTAGGTATGTACAAATCACAGGACGGTAGACCCCTTGATTATTAATTAACAAGGGGGGACACATAAAGTGTTATTATTTTATAACAATCTAATTAACAATGAAACCATCTGAAATTATCTACGAACTTCGTGAATTGAGAAAGGCATGGAGAAAGCAATCATTTTCTTGGACTACTGAACAAAAGAGAGAATATGATAGGTTAACTCAATTAAGAACAGAAAGAGTAAGATATTTTTATGATAATGGATTAGTATGGAAAGGTCCATCTACTGCTGGTAAAACAACTGTACAGGATAAATAACTAGAAAGTAATATAAAAATGAAAACTTTTCATCAGTTCATTACTGAAGTATATGATAAAGATGTAATGGGAAGATCCCAAATCACCAAACAAGGTGAGGGTGGAAGAGTAGGTGCTAAACGTAAGAAAACTGAACCAGAAAAGAAAAGGGTGAAAGCAATAGGTGGAGGTAAAACTGCACCTGCTAAAACTTATAAAGATAGAAAAGATATTGGTACACAGAAACCAAGATCTCAACGTGAGCAACAACCAACAAAAGAAAGAGGTTCTGCTGGTTTATCACCAAGAGAGCAACAACGCAAGGCAGCACAAGAAAGAAGAGCAGCAAAATCTGGTACTAAAACTAAATCAGCAGATGAATTATTGAGAACAAAGGCAAAGAAAACTGTTGATCCAAAATATAAAGCAGTAAAAGCAAGTGGTAAAACAGAAAAGGAACGCAAAGCATTATATAAGAAGGGTGAAAGAACATTAAGAGATATAAGATTGAAGAATCTAGGTAAGAAGTCAGAGAAAGAATTGAAGTTTAAGGTTACATCCAAGTAATTATGTGATATAATAAAGGGGGGACGTTTAAAATGTTCCATTAATATATTAATGAGAAATTCTGTGAACTCTATTATTGAACAATACAATAAAGAAGTTGATGCACTTCCAGAGATTCACTCTAGAGGTGGTGGTGCTGCTAGAAATGCTTCAGGTCTCGTGTATGAGAATCTAATCAAGAGAACTTGTATTTTTTCTAATTTAGATCCTAAAAAGAATGATTATTTCCGTACAAAAGAGATAAATGGAAAGAGTTTAAGAACATTACAGGTTGATTGGCATGTATATAATGATGGTAAATTAACTAAACTTGTAGAGTCAAAAACATATCTAGATAGATGTTATCTAGAACGTGCAGTAACAGATTTCATCAAATTAAATCAATCTCCTGATGTACCTGATGATGCAGAATATTGTATCTTTGCAGGTCAAAATGCTTGTGCTGATGATGCTCTTGAATATTATAAAGAATATTTTAAGCATGAAACTGGTAAAGAACTAACAATATTCTTTGTTAATCCTCAAAAAAAGAGATCATCTGTTCGTGCAATTTATAAAGCAGAGTATAGAGATCTTTTCAATATTGATGATGAAGTGTATAATAGTTTTATACAATGGTTACGTGGATGATATTATATAATGATGATATGTTCAATGTGTTATCTAACATTGAACCACAAAGTATTGATCTATTGTTGACAGATTTACCTTATGGAACATTAAATAAGAAACGTAATCAATGGGATAGAGTTATTGATTATGATAGATTCTGGGAGTATGTTAATACTATTTGTAAACCAAATGCTGCTATTGTATCAACTGCTGCACAACCATTTACCAGTGAATTAATATCAACTAACTATACAGATTTCAAGTATTGTTTAATATGGGAGAAGTCAAAAGCTACGGGTTATCTTAATGCAAAGAAACAACCTATGAGGGCACATGAAGATATAGTGGTATTTTATAAGAAACAACCAACATATAACCCTCAATTTACAACTGGCAAACCTTATGATAAAGGTAAAGCATTAAGAGATGCAGAGCAATATGGTAAACAAACTAAATCTGTTCATGTAAAAGATACTGAAGGGAAGAGATACCCTCGTAGTGTGTTATACTTTAAGACCGCAGAAGATGAGGGTAAGTTACATCCAACACAGAAACCTATCGCACTATTTGAATACTTGATTAGAACATATTCAAATGAAGGTGATACTATTCTTGATCCATGTATGGGATCGGGTACAACTGGTGAAGCATGTATGAATACTAATAGAAAGTTTATTGGTATTGAAAAGGACTGCGATTACTACCAAGTTGCATCTAATAGACTCAATAAACCTATTTACAGTGCTATGTTATAATATAGGGGGGACGTGTAAACTGTCCCTATATTGTACCTGTATGCTCCTGTAAGGGGTCTAATCATTTATTATGGTATATTATGTTTAAATTGAGAAATCATCAACTCGCAATACTTAATACTTTACAGCAGAATAGTAAAGGTCAAGTTATTGTGCCTACTGGTGGTGGTAAAACAATATGTATGATTGAGGATGCAAAGTATCAATTTCAATTCAATAGTGTATCAAAAACTATTGTAGTTGTTGCACCTCGCATACTATTAGCACAGCAATTATGTGCAGATTTTTTAGAATTAATTGATAATGTTCATGTTCTTCATGTACATTCAGGAGAGACACATCATACAAGCACAACTAAAATTGATTTGATTAGAGATTGGATGGGTGATAATGTTGGTAATAAGATTATATTTACAACATATCATTCACTTCATAAGTTAATGGAATCTGATGTATTTGTTGATACAATATATTTTGATGAAGCACATAATGGAGTTCAGAAGAACTTTGTTGAAGCAGTTGAGTATCATTCAATGTATGCTAATCGTTGCTACTTCTTTACTGCTACACCTAAACATTCAAAGACACCATTTAAGATAGGAATGAATGATCAAGATATATTTGGTAGGGTATTGGTGAATGTACCAGCACCTAAATTAGTGGATGAAGGTGTTATTTTACCACCTAAAGTTAGGATTAAAAAGATAGATGTTGTTGATGATAGTAGATTCAAGCATGAGCATGATTGTGACCATGTTGTATCAACTATGGATGAGATTGGTGTTGATAAGATACTTATTTGTGCCAGATCTACCAAACAGATTGTTAATTTAGTATCACAATCTGACTTTTGTTTTGAACTCAAGAGTCGTGGATATTCGTGGATGTATATCACATCAAAGACTGGTGCAGTTATTGATGGTAAGAAAGTTGATCGTGAAAGTTTCTTTAATACCCTAAACGCATGGGGTCAGGACGATTCAAAGCGATTTGTTGTTATTCATCATAGCATATTGTCTGAAGGTATTAATGTTAAAGGACTTGAAGCAGCAATGTTCTTAAGAAATATGGATTACATTACTATATCACAAACAATAGGTAGAGTAATAAGAAAAGGTAACGAATCTAAAACTTATGGTTTACTTTGTGTACCAGTTTATGATAAAGTAGGTATATCAACAGCACGTAAAGTTGAAGCAGTTGTTGATACTGTTTTTGATAAAGGTCAACCCGCTATTTCTACAATTACAAAATGACAACATTAGCATTAGTTACTGGTGGATTTGATCCATTACATTCAGGTCACATTGCATATTTCAAAGCAGCAAAAGAATTAGGTGATGCACTTTGTGTTGCAGTTAATTCAAATGACTGGTTAATTAGGAAGAAAGGGAAATATTTTATGACTGCACCTGAAAGAATTTCTATCATTCAAGAGTTAAGAATGGTGGATGCTTGTATAGAATTTAATGATAAAGATGATACTGCTAATGATGCAATTAAAATGTCATTAGAGGTTTACGATAACATTATTTTTGCAAATGGTGGTGATCGAGGTAATACAAACACCCCAGAATATGAAGAGTTTAAAGATGACAATAGAGTCAAATTTGTGTGGGGTGTTGGTGGTTCTGATAAAAAGAATAGTAGTTCTTGGATATTAAATAGGTGGAACAAATGAGTAAAAAAGAAAGACAAATACATCCTCGTGAATATTTCTCTAATGACTATTGGAAGAATGATTTCTTACATGAAACAACATATAAAAGAGGAAGTAGGCATAATAAAATTGGTATGATAATAATGTGGGCATTTTATATAATTGTTATTATACAAGTGCTTCATGCAATTAGTGTTATACCATTTTTTCCAATTACATTCTTAATGTTATCATTTGGAGCGTACATATTGTTTCAAGCATGGATCGCTAGATGAAAGATATAATATTATTTGGTGATTGTGTAGAAACACTTAAACAATTCGATGAAAAAGCTAGGTGTTGCATTACATCTCCACCTTATTATGGTTTAAGAGACTATGGAGGGGAGGATTGTCAGATAGGGTTAGAAGAATCTCCAGAAGAGTATATTCAAAAATTAGTAAAAGTATTCCAAGAGGTAAGAAATAATCTAACAGAAGATGGAACATTATGGGTGAATATTGGTGATAGTTATTATAACTATAGACCAGGAAAAGGTCAATCATTAGTTAAACAATCTGTTTCTACTAATAAACAAGATCTCCCTGATAATTGTCCTCGTAGAGGTAACAAACTAAAAGGATATAAAGAGAAAGATTTAATTGGAATACCTTGGATGTTAGCATTTGCATTAAGGAAAGATGGATGGTATTTAAGGCAGGATATTATATGGAATAAACCTAATCCAATGCCAGAAAGTGTAAGAGATAGATGTACTAAATCACATGAATATATGTTCTTATTGAGTAAGAATCAAAACTATTATTTTGATGTTGATGTTATCAAAGAACCAACAAGACGTAAAAGAAGTGTATGGAATGTGCAAACAAAACCTTATAAAGATGCACATTTTGCAGTATATCCACCAGAACTAATTGAACCATGTATATTAGCAAGTAGTCAACAAAATGATATAATTCTTGATCCATTTATGGGATCTGGAACTACTGCGATGGTAGCAAAATCATTAGGAAGGTATTACATAGGGTGCGAATTACATGAAGATTATGGTAAATTAATAGAAAACAGAATATCACAACAAGGGGGGACGCTTAAAGCGTTCTTATAGTGTAAGGCATCCGTAAGACTTTCAAGGTTGCGTTCAGTCGCATTTAAGTCGAACTTAAGCAAACATAAGTCCTTACACCTATTGTTTATTTTTGAAACTACATGGCAACACGCAGAAGAACTTCAGCAACTCGCAAGACTGCTAAATCTGCTCCCGCTATTGTTAAGGAATCAAGGGCAAGTGTTAAGAAAGTTACAACAACTGCCCCTAAACGTGTAAATAAAGTTACACCAAAGAAGGTAATTGAAGTGGCAGAAGTAACACCAACTCCCGTAAAAGATACACTTAACCTAGAGAAACTATTCAAGGATTATCCTCGTGATGGTTTCGCACTTGCTCTTCTTCCTTTACTATTATTGGAAGCATTAACCAAAGAAGGTTTAAAGATAGCAGGTGTAATCTCTTAAAGATTATATACATGGGGATTGACACATCCCCATTTTTTATGTTAAAATGAATTTATTATTATGCAAAACAAACACATTGAACATCCTGAAGATTCCATACTAAATGGTGATTTAGGTGTATTAGATTGGTTTACCACTAATGGTAAAATAACAGCAAAGATTGATGGTGCTCCAGCAATAGTTTGGGGGACTAATCCTGTTAATAATAAATTTTTTATAGGAACTAAAAGTGTCTTCAACAAAAAACTCATCAAAATCAACTATAACCATACCGATATTGATAGAAACCATAAAGGAGAAGTGGCAAATATTTTGCATATCTGTTTTGATAATCTTCCTGATACAAGTAATATCTACCAAGGTGATTTCATCGGTTTTGGTGGGACTGATTCTTTCAATCCTAACACCATCAGATACATTTTCCCAGATAAAGTTTCCCAAGAAATAGTAATCGCACCGCATACAACTTACACCACTAATGGTGATTTAAGGGATGCAATCGCAAGACCTATTAGTGATAAAGAACTGATATCTTTATGGCAAGATGCAGAAGATGTTTATTTTGTTTATCCAGATGTAACAATAGATCAGCAAAGAGATAATATACATGACCTATGTAAATTTGCAAGACAAATTGCAACTTTATGTGAGTTCCCTAATGATAAACAAGTCAAGACAATTAAGAAGCAATTAAATACATGTATCAGAGAAGATATTGATGTTGATGATATAGTTCAAGAAGTTCTTGCTGATGATAACAACATAGATGTAAATGTATTGCGTTTGTGGAAGTTAGTGCAGTCAATTAAGCATGATATGTTTAACTATATCTCATGCAATGATGATATTGAATGTTACATTGAGGAAGAATATTGTGACCATGAAGGTTATGTAATGGTGAATGAGTTTGGTACATTTAAGATCGTTAATCGTGAAGGTTTCAGTAAAGCAAACTTCAATCTTTCTAAAATGAGAGTAAAGGGGGACGCATAAAGTGTTATAATAATGAGGAGGCAATCTCCTCATTAATCATTTTTTTATTTTGTTTATGTCAAATTTATCTGAAAGAGTTCTTGATTGGACTAAAACCTATTGTGAAACTCTAACAGAAAATTATAAACAGCATAGTGTAAGAATGTTTGAAAGTTCTGATTCTAACTATTCTAAACAAAGATTAGAAGATGTAAAGAATGGAACTGCTAATCTTACTACGTTTGTTATCAAAAATGGTCGCAAGTATTACAAGATTATGCAACGTGAATTTGA